ACACCTACGGCGTGCTTGACGGCATCCATTTCGTCACCGGCTTCGGCAATGCGGTCGAGAACACGGTGACCGTGGGGACGGAGACCCACGTCGTCCTGCAGGACGTGACCCGCAACGGGCTCAGCGACTTCTTCGCCTTGAGGATCGGGTGATGGCCTATCAGACCGGCGTCATCACCTCGGCCGCAGACCTGGTCGTCGCCATCACGGATTTCGCGGTAGCCAACGGCTGGACGGCCAACGGCAACGTGTTGAGCAAGGGCGGTACCTACATCCGTCTGACGGCGCCGAGCGCTTCCGAGGTCCGCATCGAGGGCGCGAGAAACGGCAACTTCGTCGCGCCCGACCTGTGCGGGCGTCATTCCCGGATCTACAACACCGCGTGGCCGGCCTCGGCCACCTATCACCTCGCGGCGTTCGACAACCCGGATACCGTCTGGTGCACGATCAACTTCGCCGTAACCACTCACCAGCACATCGGCTTCGGCACGGTCGAGAAGTACGGCAACTGGGCCGGCGGCGGATGGTTCCATGCTCAGCACACGCCGGCCTCCGCGGACGGCGGCGTGTGCTCGCTCATTGACGGCTCGCAGCAACCCTACTACCCGAGCAGCCCGAGAGAGTGTGCGCTCTTCTGGAGCCCCTCCATGCGCGACTCCTGGAACGGCTATTACCAGGAGAACGCCGCCAGCAATCTCCACTGCGAACTGCGAGGCTACGTCTGGGAGCCGCCCATCGGGAGCACGGCGATCGGCGTGCATTGCCCGACCATCGTCTCCCCGATCCACAAGTACAACCCGAACGTGTTCAACGGCCAGACGGTGCTGACGCCGTTCCAGTTGTTCCTGCAGAACACGGACGGCCACTACATGAGCATCGGCCACGTCGGCCATCTGCGGTTCGTGCGCCTGACCAACTACAACCCGGGCGACGTGATCGAGCTGGGCACCGACCGCTGGAAGCTCTTTCCCTGGCACATCAAGAACGCGGCCTATCCGGACGGCAAGCAGGTGGCCTACAGCGACGGCAACTACAGCACGGGGCTCCTGGGGGTCGCCGTGCGCTACGACGGGCCCTGATCGTGCCGGCTCTGACCGGGTTCTATCCCACCGCGTTCCTGCAATGGACGCGGGACCACTTGAACGTGGTGCCGCTGGACCAGCTCGGCGACGCCCTCTACGAGGATCGTCGGGCCTCGGCGATCCCCGTCGGTCGATTCGGCCCGCTCACGAACAACGCGCCGGTCGACAGCAGTCCCAGGGCGCTTGCCGGCGTGCACGCGCGCAGCTTTGTTGAGGACTACTACTACCGCGTGCACGTGCGGCCGAACCGCATCGACCTCGGCAACACGATGTCGGTGCAGACGCGCGAGGTCGAGGTGTGGAACGCGTGGTTCGAAGCCAACGCGCTGGCCGACATCGTTGCCACCAACGCCGAGGGGATGACCCTGTCCGGTCCCTCGGTGCCGCCGACACGCTTCGGACCGCTCGAATCCCGGATCTATGTGCTGTCGGTCACGCCGAACGGGCCGCCCGTCGTCAATGCCGCGTTCCGCTTCGACTTCGCGCTCGACGCGCCCGTCCTGCGGGCGCTCGGTCGCCGGATCGTGGGCTGGGTCTTCGCGCCGGATTGGAGCGAGCCCGTCATCGAGCGGCTGGAGTGGATGACCGACGTGATGGAGTCCCATGTCGGCGTCGAACAGCGGGTACGCCTACGCGCCGAGCCTCGCCGTTTCGACGGCGAACAAGGATTTCGTGGTCGGCGGCATCGTGGGGCTGGTGAATGGATTGCGCTCCGAGTTCGCGGAAATCACCGCCGTGACCGCGAACTCGGTGACGCTCAATGATCCGATCGCCGACGACTGGCCGGCCGGGACCAAGATCGTGCCGGTGCGATCGGCCCGGGTGCAGAACGACCTGGGCGTGGCTTACCTGACCGACGCGATCGCGGCCTCCCGGCCTCAGTTTCAACTGGAAGAGGAATGGCCGATCACGCCCGCCTCCGAGTCGCAGGACTACCTCGGCTACCCGGTGATGCTGACGCCGCCCAACTGGACGGAGGATCTCGAAGGCCGGTTCGGGCGGAAATGGCACGACCTCGACTACCTGACCGGCCGTCGCGTGATCGAGGACCTGACCGGTGTGGCAGGTGTGAACCGGACGCACCGGTGGCTACTCGTGGGTCGTGCCGCCGTCACAGCCTTTCGTGCGTGGCTCGCGGCCCGGGCGGGCAAGCTGAAGCCGTTCTGGTTGCCGAGCTTCCAGTCGGACCTCGTGGTCGTCGCGCCGGTCGGCGGCACCGACGCCTTTCTGACCGTGGAGAACCGCGGCTACGCCGAGGGGCCGGTGGCGGCGGTCGGCCGGCGCGATCTCCTGATCACCACCGTTTCGGGGGCGAGGTTCTACCGCCGCATCACCGCCGCCTCCGAGATCGATGCCGCGAGTGAGATGGTCGCGATCGACGGCACGCTCGGCACCACGCTGCAGCCCCACCAGTTCCAGCGGATCTCCTTTATGCACCTGGTTCGGCTGGACACCGACAACGTGGAGATCGCGCACGTCACCGACGAGGTGGCCGAGGTCGTGCTGCCCTTGCGAAGCCTCCGGGACGACCTATGACTTACGCAGACCGGGAGGTTTCGACCGATGCCGCCAGCCCCGTCGAACTCTACGAGTTTCGGCGCGGCTCGAACGCGTGGCGCTATACCAGCGCATCGCAGGACGTCGTCTATAACGCCTTCAACTACACCGCCGTGCTCCTCAAAGCGGGGAAGCATCGAGCAGACCAATGAGATCGGGCGCGCGGGGCTGAGGATCACCCTGGCCCGGGACGTTGAAGTCGTCGGTGAGTTCATCGCCACCCCGCCTTCCGAGCTGACGTTGCTGACGGTGTATCGGCAGCACCGTGGTGACCCCGAGACGGCGGTGGTCTGGATGGGGCGCGTACTCAACGCCGAATGGCGGGGCTCCGAAGTCGAGCTCAACTGCGAGCCGGTCTACACGAGCCTGCAGCGCACCGGGCTGCGGCGGCTGTACCAGCGCAACTGTCCGCACGTGCTCTACGGAGGTCTCTGCCAGGCGAGCCCCATCGTCCATCGGGTGCAGGGAACGGTCGGGTCGATCGCCGGAACGGTCGTCAGCGTGCCGGCAGCCGCCGGCTTCGCGCCTGGCCATTTCGCCGGCGGCTTCGCCACCTGGTCGGCGAGCGGCAGGCCTGGAGCGGCAACCTCACGGCCAGCGGGCGGATCACGATCGATGCGCCCGAGCTCTTCGGCGGTGAAAAGCGCGAAGGCGGGATCTCGGGCGCGGTGGATGCGGCCTTCGGGGAATCGACGCAGGGCGCAAACGACTACCTGGCCTCGACGATCGGAACCCCGCAGCCGGCGTATCGCGGCCTCCTGAGCCTGATCCTGCGCCAGGTCTACATCGCGGCCAACAACCCCTACATCAAGCCTTGGGCGGTGCGCGTGAAGCGCTGCTTTCGGGCTTGGTACTCGACCAAGGCGGAAATCTCGGGCGCGGCCAATCCGGCGCACATCCTCTACGAGTGCCTCACCAATTCCGCCTGGGGCATGGGGTATCCGACAGTCAGCATTGACGACGCGAGCTTCAAGGCGGTCGCCGATACGCTCTCGTCCGAGGGGTTCGGGCTGAACCTGATCTGGCTGCAGCAGAGCACGATCGAGCAGTTCGTGCGCGAGGTGCTGGATCACATCGGGGGCGTGCTGACCACCTCGCCCTCGACCGGACGCTTCGTGCTCGAGCTGGTACGGGCGAACTATGCGGTAGCGAGCCTGCCGGTGCTCGATCCCACCAACGTGATCGAACTGGAGAGCTTTCAACGCGCGGCGTGGGGCGAGACGACCAACGAGATCGTGCTCATCTACACCAAGTCGGACACGTTCAAGGAAACCAGCATCACGGTGCAGGACCTGGCCAACATCCAGGCCCAGGGCGCGGTGGTGTCGCAGACGCGGCGCTATCCCGGCATCACCTCCGATGCCCTGGCAGCCCGCGTGGCGATGCGCGACCTGGCGGCAGTATCCACGCCGCTCGCCAAGGTGCGGCTGAAGGTCAATCGACGGGCCTGGAGTCTGACGCCCGGGGACGTATTCAAGCTCTCCTGGCCGACGCTCGGCATCGAGAACCTGGTGATGCGTATCGCCGCCATCGACGGCGGCACGCTCACGCAGGGGGCGATCGGCATCGACGCTGTCGAGGATGTCTTCGGTCTGCCGCAGGCGAGCTACACAGCACCGCAACCGCCGGGGTGGACCGATCCGGTGCCGGCGCCCTCGGCGACGACGCCGCGACGCCTCGTCGATGCGCCGTACTGGGACATTGCGCGCGCCATGACCGCGTCGGAACTCGCCTACCTGGACACCACCGACTGCTATCTGCAGACCCTGGGCGGGCGCCCGGCATCCGGGGCGCTCAACTACGACCTGTACAGCAAGACCAGCTCGGCCTCGACCTACAACCTGAGAGGCCAGGGGGAGTTCTGCCCCCATGCCGTGCTCGCGGCCGACGTCGGCCAGGCTGTGACCAGCACGTTGACCTACCACAGCGAGGGGGACATCGACCTGATTGCCGTCGGTGGCTACGCCTACCTCGATGACGAGGTGGTCGCCGTCACCGCGATCAACACGACGACCAAGAGCCTGACGGTGAATCGCGGCGTGCTCGATACCGTGCCGGTGGCCCATGCGACCGGAAGCCGGATCTGGTTTGCGGACGGTTTCCTAGGGGTCGATCCGACCGAGTACGCCGCCGGCGAAACGGTGAATGCGCGTCTGCTGACGGTGACGGGCAAGGGCACGCTGGCGCTGGCATCCGCGCAGACCGATTCCCTGGCGATGAACCGGCGACAAAACCGACCCTACCCACCGGGCAACGTCAAGATCAACAACGTGGCCTACCCGGCGGTGGTCAAGGGCGACTTGGTGATCTCCTGGGCGCACCGCGATCGGCTGAGCCAGACCGTGAGCCTCGTGCCCCAGACCAACGGCAACATCGGCCCCGAAGCCGGCGTGACCTACACGCTGCGCATCTACGGGGAAGCCGGCAGCTTGCGCCGCACCTACAGCGGCCTGACCGGTACCAGCCAGACCTACGCCCTGGCCGACGACACCGCCGACTCCGGCCTCGGCCGCCCCAACGCCGCGCTGCGCATCGAGCTCGAATCCAACCGCTCGGGCGTGATCAGCCTGCAGAAGCACTCGATCGCGTTCGAGCGCGCCGGCTACGGACTTTCCTACGACAAATACTACGGAGGCATCTGATGACCGCAGTCACCGATCCGAATCTCGGACTCAATTACGGCTGGACCCTCGGCGAAAGCGGCTGGGCAGCCGGCATGGACGCCAACCTGAAACGGCTCGGTGCCGTCTTCGGCTTGTCGGTCAAAGACCGCGACCTCGCCACGCCGCCGGCCAGCCCGGTCAACGGTGACCGCTACATCGTGCCGGCCGGAGCCACCGGCGTCTGGGCCGGCAAGACCGACCAGATCGCCGTGCGCGTCGCGGGCGCGTGGGAGTACCACGTCCCCAAGATCGGCTGGACCTGCTTCGTCGAGGACGAGGGCGTGCTCTCCGTCTACAAAGCGACCGGCTGGAGCCCCGGCATCGCCGTCTGATCGCATCCCTTTCCATCATCCACCGAACCCGCCGCCCGGCGGGTTCTTCTTTTCCGGAGACCAGCAATGAGCCCACCCACCCTGCAAGACGGCATGGTCGTCATGCCGCGCGACGAATTCGATGAGCTGCTCGCGCGCGCCGCCGAGCGCGGCGCGAGGCGCGCCCTGGCCGACGTCGGCCTTGATGGTCCCGAGGCGGCGAACGACATCCGCGAGTTGCGCGGTCTGCTCGAAGCCTTCAACACCGCCAAGCACACCGCGTGGCAGACCGTAGTCCGACTCCTCACCACCGGCTTCCTCCTGGCCCTGGTCGCCGGCGCCGCCATCAAGCTCAAGGTGTTCGGAGGTGGCCAATGATCGAGACCCTGCTCGGCGGCCTCCTCGGCGGGGCCTTCCGTCTGGCACCCGAGATCCTCAAATGGCTCGACCGCAAGGGCGAGCGCGGCCACGAACTGGCGATGCAGGACAAGGCGCTGGAGTTCGAGAAGCTGCGCGGCGCCCAGCGCATGGCCGAGATTGGCGCCAGCGCTGACGCGGCGTGGAACACCGGCGCCATCGAAGCGCTGAAGGAAGCGGTTGCCGCGCAAGGACAGCCTTCCGGCGTGAAGTGGGCTGACGCGCTATCGACCAGTGTTCGGCCCGTGATCACGTATTGGTTCATGGCGCTCTACTGCGCGGCCAAGACGGCGGCGTTTGCCGCTGCCGTGACCGCTGGCGCTGGATGGGGAACGGCAATTCTGCATGCATGGACGGAAGCCGACCAAGCCCTATGGGCTGGAGTATTGAACTTCTGGTTCCTCGGCCGAACCCTCGACAAAATGAATCGAGGGCGATGATGGCGCGCACGGGACGACCAGAAACACCCATCCGATTTCGACTGCTCGCCAAGATCGACTTCGATGCCACGCCAGGTTGTTGGGAGTGGTCAGGCGCAAAGGTTCCGCAGGGGTATGGTCTAATCAAGCGCAAGGACGGCGCCCAACTCCGTGCGCACCGTGTGGCTTACGAACTGGCGGTTGGCGCAATTCCCGATGGAATGTTCGTTTGCCATCGATGTGACAACCCACGTCGTGTGCGCCCCAGTCATCTGTTCCTCGGCAGCCATGCTGAAAACATGGCCGACATGGTCATCAAGGGCAGATCCGCGCACATGCACGGCGACTTGAATGGTAGAGCAAAGTTGGAACCGGAAGCCATCGCATCCATCCGATCTAGTGCTGGACGTTACTCCCAGATCGCGCGGCGATTTGGCGTAACTCCATCTGCCGTCGGAATGATCAAACGGAGGGAGCGATGGGCGCACTTGTAGTCCCGCAGGCAGCCATTGATCTCGCGAAGCGCTTCGAGGGCTTCCACCGTGTGCCTAAGCACGACCCCGGGCGTGCGCACCCGTACCTCTGCCCGGCCGGCTACTGGACGATCGGCTACGGCCACCTCTGCGATCCGAAGCATCCGCCGATCACGGAAAATGAGGCTGAGCGCTATCTGGCGGACGACCTGACGACTGCGCTCAACGCGACGCTGCGCTTTTGCCCAGTGCTGGCGACCGAGCCCGAGGAGCGGCTGGCCGCCATCGTCGACTTCACCTTAAACCTTGGCGCCGGGCGCCTGCAGACGTCAACGCTGCGGCGGCGGGTGAATCAGCGGGACTGGGCCGCTGCCGCCGCTGAACTTCGCCGGTGGGTGTACGGCGGCGGAAGGGTGCTTCCGGGACTCCTGGCACGAAGGGACGAGGAGGCGAAGTTGTTGTAAGCATTGCGGATACTGTGACAAAGCGCGTCTTGCTATCCCCAAGCCGTACCCATCAGGGTCGCCAAATCACGCCTCGACAAGACCTCGAAAAACTCGCGCCAATCCTTCTCCGGCGGTATCATCGTGCCGGTGTAGCGCAGGTCGAAGCCCGTCGCGGTCTTTTGCGCGTTGATGTATTCGTCCAGCCTCTCGCCGAGCGTTTCGATGTCATCGATCCACTCGTCCTTGATGGTGTCCGGCAGCGACCCGAAGAGGTCGTAGCGGTTCTTCATGCGCTCGGACAAGCGCTCGTAGATCTTCTCGTCCACGGTATGCTCGAACACGAG